AAATATTGGCTGTTCCACTTGTTCCAGTTAGGGTAACAGTTTCTTTATGAATATACGGAGTTAAATTTGTGTTTGCAAATGTATTAGATGCTATTGTTCCAAAAATTGTAGTACTTGTTGGCTCTACATATAAACCCATTTGATCTAATTCAGGATGAATAATTGATGCGTTAATATTAACTGCTCCAAAACCTACTCCAGCAGTCCAATTTGCCAATAGTTCAATTTGTCTATAAAAATCTAAATTACTTGGCGTAGCTCTATTGAACCAATTCCAAAATTCGCATGAACTAATTTCTAAATGTCTATTACTTTGAAATTGACATCCTATTGTACCGTCTGAAATATACCAAAATAAACAGTTGCTTAAATCTACTAAATCAAAACCTCTAATTGTTAGTATGTTAGTAGTATCCTCAACTTTAATGTTTTGTAATTCTAATACTTTAGTTCTTCCGTTATTATTAGCAGTTGCAACAGTTATATTTGTAGCATCTAATAATTTACCCGTTGGATTTGTAGCACATAAACCAAGATTTCTAATACTAAAATCATTATCAACAACAGTTAATAAATTTGTTGTTCCTGTATATATTAATTTGTCAATATCTCTATTAAATCCAACTATTGCATTTTTTGAGTTAGCTAATAATTCACTTGCAATCGTAACATTACCTCTAATAAAATAAGTTGTATTTGCTGTTAATGTAATAACACCGCCAACAGCTGTACCAAAATCAGCCTCAACAGATACCTCCTTCATTACCGTACTATTAATAGTTGGAGTAAAAACTCCACTACCTCCACTACTAACAACGCTCAAAGGATCTCCAACCGTTCCGTCACCTGTTAAAGTTGAATCGTGAGCAACTGAGGTTAAAACGCCTGTAATATCTACAACTACGCCAATAGGGTTTGGATCAAAATAAAAGCCTGTATTTGTTCCTAACCATGTTTCCATTACATCAGCAGAAACAAAGACAATACCCGTATCTGGGTTTAATGTTTTATTATAAACAAAAGATTTTTTACCAATTTGTAACTCTTCGTTAAATCTATCTACTGAAATACCTATATTATTTAAAGATTCAGTATCTCCTTTATTAATTAATGGAACTGAATTATAAAAAGAAAAATCATCGTTTAAATTTCTTTTCCAACGAACTTGATCTATAAAAGTAGAAAAATATTCTTCTTTTGTAGTTGTATCAATTCCTCTAATTGATCGCTTATTAATTATTATTTCAAGTTCATTTGCCACAGCTTATAATGTTTGTATATGTATTATAAACTCATCAAATATAACTTTCTGTTCAACAGTCATATCTGTATAATCTAAAATTATAAAACTCTCTGGTGCTGATTCAGTTATTTCATAGAATTTAATAAGTCTTGCTAAAGGATCATTAATATTTACTGTTAATAAATCTTGGGTATCTGAAAACTCATTCATAAAAGCATCTACACACACTAAAGGATATATTACTTTTTCATCCGTTTCTTCATCATAGCAAACTATTTGTTGTTCTATGATGTCTATTTTAGTTACGTTTTCCATTATAAAAATATATTACCTTGTGAATCTTCTGTTGTTACTATGGCTTGTGTTAAATTAACATTAAAAGCACCACCACCTCTATAAGTATTACCTCTTGTTGATATTGCTTGAGCAAAATTATTAACATATAAATATGGTGCTGATGCGCTTGATAATTGGAATGTGCAATTTAATATAGTTCTAGCTATGCTTACACCATTTCCTATTACACCATAACCAAGAACATTGTTCCAATCAGTAAGTATAGTTCCATTATGTAATTCACTACCTATATTATTAGTTTGCATTGATGAGTCACTTGTTGACTTTGATGTAAAATTATATGCATTACCACCAGACAAATAAAAACCTTTGTTTGATGAACTAATACCAGTGCAATTATATGACTTTTGATTTGCTTGTCTAAAACCAACACCACTAACAGAAATTCCTGTACAATTATTTACATTTGAAGCATTAGTCAAATTAAAACCATCCCCAGAAGTTGATCTTCCTATACAATTATTAGCATCTTTAAAAGCGAATATTCCAGTACCAGTTGAAGATATACCAGTACAGTTATCAATATTACCTAAACTTGATGAATTTATGCCTATTCCAGAATCAGATACTCCAACACAATTAAGCATATAACCACCTCCATACAAACCAGTACCAGTAACAGAATATCCAGTACAATGATTTAATTTTGGGTAAGGTGAACCAACATATATACAACCATAAACACTGTTAGCAATAGCTGTTGCATAACTTAGTGAATTTCTGGAATTAGAAGTAAAAGCTATTGCTGTACTACCACCATTATTTTTAAATGTGGAACCAGATAAATTATTTACTCCATTGCTATTAATACCAAAAAATAACGCACAATTATCGGTTGGTAAAGTTCCAACAGCACCAGTTCTTACAACATTCATATTCAGTATGTCACACGATGTTGTTACTGAATTTGCTGTTACTAATGCGTGGATTGATGTAGCATTATCAAGGGTATATGTATGACCATTACCGTTGATGTTTACACCATCTTTTAAAGTAACCGTTACAGCTCCAGTTTCTATGACATCTGCAAATACTTCTATTAATTGTCCCTTTACTGCTGATGCAATTGCTAAAGTTAAAGTAGCATAATAAGTATAAGTTCCAGTAGCATCTGATATACCAAATATACCACCACTTGAACCTCCACCACCAGTATCGGCTATTGTAGCAAAAGGATTAATGGCAGTAGGTGCATTAGCATTTATAGCAGCTTGATATTCATTATTTGGTAAAGTTCTTTTTATATTTGACATAATTAATTATCTTATTTGATTAATAACTAAATCAGTAGCTCCTGTTGCATTATACGAAAGTTCATTTAATATATTATCGCCTGCATCAAAGGTAACTGTTTCTCCAGGTTTAAGTATTGCACCTTGTACATCAATTATATTAATATTACCTGCATTAAAAAAAGATACGTTTGACGCACCTGCTGCAATAGTACCAATAGTAGCTGTAACCCTAAGTAAAGAAGCTGTTTTTAATGTTGTACTTTTCGTTGTAAACAATTCATTATTATTACTAACATTTACTGGAGTTCCGTTTTTATTTACTATTTGAATTTTAGTCATTATAATTATTTTTATTATTTTATATTTTTATTATACTGGTCCACCGTCTGTTATTGTCCAACCATCAGCAATTAATGCTGCCCTTGCAGTTGCTGGTGCTCCAGCACTATATTTAGCACTTCCTGCTGATAAAGATACGTTATTATTGTGTGCTTGTGATTGCCAACTAACTAATAATAAATCATAGTTAGCTGTTGAGAAAGGCGAATATAAAAACATACTTGCTGCACTTGTCAAACTTGATATATTAAATCCACTTAAATCTTGGTTAAAAGCAGAACAATATAAAAACATAGACCCCATAGTTGAAACGCTTGATGTATCAAAATCAAGTGGTTGATTAAACGCACTACCGTTAAACATAAGTGCCATATTTGTTACATTTGAAGTATCTTCAATATTAAGAGGCGAATTATAAGAGCCACAAGAATAGAACATTGTAGACATATCAACAATATTTGATGTATTTGTAAATGTAAGTTCGCTATTAAACGATGCACAACCTCCAAACATAAACGAAGTAGAACTACATGATGACAAGTCTAAAGTAAGAGGAGCATTAAATAAAGAACAAGTTTGAAAACCTCTTACAAAATTAGTACATAAAGAAGTGTCAGGATTGTCAGTAAAATTAGCAACCATATTAGAACAACCACCAAAAGCGTAGAACATACTCCCCCATTGATTAGTTCCCCAATTATCAATAGATGAAACTTTCAATCTATCACCACTCACAGCAAAATATACCCCATGAAATTGACCGTCACAAGAAATCTGATACGTTCCACCTGATGTGTAAACATGAGTAAGTTCTGCTTGGTTATATGTAGTAATTAAATCACTGCTTCCATCACCCCAATAAACGGTCATATTAGTAGCACCGTTCTGTAAGGGCAACACAAAAGTATCAGAAGCACTTCCAGCCTGTGTAGTGTCTACCGTAATTTTAAATTCAGATGCAGTAGTAGGTGCGTATATGTAAGGATTTATTAACATTTTAATATTTTTGCGAAGGTGGTTGAAATTTATCACTTTTACTTTCAACAGCATTTTTATAATAATCTGCTCCAGCAATGTTATCTAAATAAATTTCCAATTCATCCTCTGTTAAGTAAGAAAGTATATTAGGCTGTCCTGTTTCTAATTCATTTACATCTATTGGTCCAACATAACCAAAAAGGACAAAGCCTAATTCTCCCTCATCATTATTGTAAACAAGAAACCATCTGTTTACATCGTCTTTATGTATTCCGTGACTCATAATTTTATACTTATGTTCTTACACCATTTAATGTAATTTGTAATCCTGCTTCTGTTCCACCACCTGAAATAGTTGTGATGTTTGCACTTATTTTATCTCCTTTTAATATAGAAGAAACAGACACCACTGGTTGAACAGCAGCTGTTAAGCTTGTAGCCTCTCCGAAATCAACAGTTATTAATGTACTTAGTATACTAACCCCATTCTTTTTAATATCTATAGTAGTAACTCCAGATGTGCCACCTACAATGCCAATTGCTCCAAATACAGATTGTATAGTCATGTCATGCGTTGCAAACATAACCCCAGCATCACTAACAGTTAAAGGTGTTGTTGCATCTGAGGCAGCATAGCTTATTTCTGTTAATACTGATGTTGCAACTACTGATAAAGGACTAAGAACTGTTCCTGCTCCTGTTAGTGTTGTATCTGATGTAACTGAAATTAAACCACCAGAATCTAATGGTACTATTCTTCCATTATTATCTTTATAGTAAAGTAAATTATCAGTATCATCTTGATAAATTTCTAAACCATCAGTAGTTGCTTTACTAATTGTATTTTTATTGGCTCTTCTTACGTTTTTAGTTGACATGATTAATTTAATTTAATTTTGTAAGTATATTTTGAATTTCAGTATATGTTATAATATTATAATTAGTAGTATTTTCATAAATATCATTAGGATTATAATTATTTAAAACTTGCAATCCATACATTTCTATTTGTAAATCATTTAAACTACAAGCACTTGGAATTCCATAAGATAAATTATTAAAATAAGTCTCAACTTTTTTTGCAAAATTACATTGAAGCTTCCATACGTTTTTACGATAGCAAAGTATTGCGTTTAATGATCCATTGTCTGATTTAAATTCAGCGTGCATTTTATGATAGTATTTCAGTTATTGCTAATTTTATTTGTGCTTCAGTTACAGTTTGACCTAATGGATAATTACATCCAAAAGGTATAACAAATCCTCCAAATGTTGCTACATTTAAACCATCAAATGTTGCAGGATAAGTTGTATGAGATACCGAAATAACTCTATCGTCTGTATAAGCTGTAATATTTATTTTAATACTAGCTTTAGTAGTTCCTGTACCTATTGAAGTATTTCCACTACCATCAACTAATGAAACAGTTTCTCCAGTTATATATCCTGTACCTGCAGTAGTTTCAGTTACTGATATAATTTTACTAGCATCTATAACAACTGTAAATATTTTAC